TTGGGAGAGCTTGGATAAGAAACTGTTTGGAGGATTCAACAGAGGTGAACTTAATATTTTCGCAGGTGGTAGTGGTGCTGGTAAGAGTTTGTTCTTAGCAAATTTAGGTGTGAACTGGGCATTGGCAGGAATGAATGTATTGTACTTGACACTAGAACTTTCTGAAAACTTGGTTAGTATGCGTGTAGACAGTATGGTGACAGATATTCCAACTAGAGATATATTCAAGGACGTTGACGAAGTTGAGATGAAAGTCAAGATGATTGGTAAGAAAGCAGGAGCATTACAAGTCAAGTATATGCCAAGTGGCAAGACTCCAAATGACATCAGAGCTTATTTGAAAGAATATGAAATAAAGATGAATAGAAAAGTTGATGTGTTATTGATCGACTATCTTGATTTGCTTATGCCAAATGGTGCTAGAGTAAGTGCTGAAAACTTGTTTATTAAAGACAAGTTTGTATCTGAAGAACTACGTAACTTGGCTATGGAACTAAACTGTGTGTTCGTTACAGCATCGCAGTTGAACAGGGCAAGTGTTGAAGAGATTGAATTTGATCATTCGCACATCAGTGGTGGCTTGAGTAAGATACAGACAGCTGATAATGTGATTGGTATATTCACAAGTAGAGCAATGCGTGAACGTGGTAGATATCAGATACAACTTATGAAGACTAGAAGTTCTAGTGGTGTTGGTAGCAAGGTTGATTTAGAATTTGATGTTGACAGTTTGCGTATTAGAGATTTAGCAGAAGATGATGATTATCAAGAATTTGATAAACGTAAGTCTACAATATATGAAGGACTAAAACGTAATACAATGTCTAACAAAGAAGTTGAAACAGATGAATCTGATCTTAATCCTAAGACAGGTGATAGTGTAGGCAAAATAAAAGCAGAAGCAGATTCAACAAAATTAAGATCGTTCCTAGCTAATCTAGGAGGCGATGATGAAGATTAAACTTACAGCCTTTCAACAACCGGTCTTTAGAGAGCCCTTAGAAAATCTAGAATGTACTCTGGATATGTTGAAAGAAAATAATGATACTGATTGGATACTTACTCCTGAATGTGCTATCAGTGGTTACTGCCAAGCTCCTGTGCTTTATCAACCTTTTACTGTTCAAGTGAAACACGTTGAAATGGCCATTACAAAGATAGCAGAAAAAGCAAAAGAACTTGGCGTAGGAATAGGAATAGGATCAAGCATTAGGGGTAAAGATACTTTTCCATATAACGGAATTTTGTTTTACAACAAGGCAGGAGAAGAAATTTCTGTTTACAAAAAAAGACTACTTACACAAGGATGGGAAGGCGGTGGAGAATTACATAGCTACTTGGCTGGTCATGTTCCTAGTTATTTCTATTTAGATGAAGACGAACAAATAAAAGCATCGGCTCTTATCTGTAACGACATATGGTGTATGCCAAGAAGTGCTCCTAACGGCAATCCTTACTTAACAATTGAACTAGCAAAGAATAACGTAGATGTATTATTTGTTGCTTCTAATTGTAACGGTGTTGAACCAGATCCTCTAGCAAAGGTTTGGAACGAAAATCATCTACAAGTATTTGCCAAGGAGTTTGGATTTTACATAGTCCACTCAAATAGTGCTACAAGTGTACAACACCAAGACACTAACTTTCTTCAATGCTCTTCTGGTATCATAGGTCCTGACGGAAATTGGATTGCTAAATGTAAGGATATCGGGATGGATAGTGTTACAGCAGAAGTTGAAATCAAACCAAGAGTTACAATCCAAAAAGCCACTGACGCCATCTTTAGCCGATCATAAATACTTTGCTTAGGCACATAGGCAATTGGAGGCTATAATGAAAACAGACTTAGAAAACATACAGCTACTCTTGGATAGATTTAAAAGGCCAATACCAGATAAAGATAATTACAAGACAAGGCTAGCAGAAGAATTTGAACTTATCCTTAATCAGAGATTCACTGATTACTTCTTACAAATATGCGATATTATTGATATAACTCAAGACCTTACTCACATGACACGTGGGTCAGCAGGTAGTAGTTTGGTTTGCTATCTACTAGGCATAACAGATGTTGATCCAATCAAATGGAATATACCTGTAGCACGTTTTATGAATCCTTTACGTGATGACTTGCCTGACGTTGACATTGACTTTCAGCATTGGCAACAAGGTGAAGTAATGAATAGGATATTTAAAAAATGGCCTGGCAAGACAGCACGACTTTCTAACTATGTGATGTTTAGAGAGAAGAGTGCTAAAAAAGAAGCGGCTAAACGTTTAGGAGCAAAAGGTAACTTACCAAGGAACTTTACATATGAATCAGTAGGTGTTGATCCAAAAGAAGCAAAACGTATAGAAAGAAAACTTATTGGAAAGAAACGTGCCATATCAAAACATTGTGGAGGTATAGTTATGTTCACAAGACAGTTACCAAAAAGTTTAATATCACAAGATAATCAGATACTGTTAGACAAATACGAAGTAGAAGACTTAGAGCATTTGAAGGTTGACGTGCTTGCCAATAGAGGCTTATCACAACTATTAGAAATAGACGAAATAACAAAACTAGAATACTATCCGGAACAAGATGAAGCTACAAGTAACCTATTGTGTAGAGGTGATGTGTTAGGAGTAACACAAGGAGAATCACCAGCCATGCGTAGACTGTTTAGAGCGTTACAACCTAAATCAGTTTACGACTGTGTGTTTGCCACTGCTATGATACGTCCTGTAGCAATGAGTGGTAGGCAAAAGGCCGCTATGTTCCAAGACTGGTCACAAGAAGCAGTACAAGACAGTATCGTATTCGAAGATGATGCTATAGATATAATAAGTAATATCATTGGTGTTGACATGTACGAAGCTGACATGTATAGGAGGGCGTTTGCTAAAAAGAATGATGAAAAGATTCTTGAGTTCGTTGAAAAGATGGGAGGCCATCCGCGTAAGCAAGAAGCTATGGCGGCGCTTCAAGAACTATCAGGATTCGGCCTTTGTAGAGCTCATGCGGTCAATCTCGGAAGACTCATCTGGGCACTCGCGTACCAAAAGGCGCACAACAAAAAAGAATTCTGGAAAGCAAACTTAAAACATTGCCAAGGATCATACAGGTCCTGGGTGTATCAATGTGAGGCACATAGGTTAAACATACCAACCAAATCAGGTTGGTGGTGGCACGGTTTTCCAAAAAGACTTGGGGTAAGACAACAGTGGATGGATCGTGTTGAGTTTTCAGGAGTAATAGCCAATGGTAGATGCTATCGTGGCAAGAAAGGAAGATGGGTAACCTTTCTTACACTAGGAGTAGACTACGGAGAATATATTGATGTAGTAATCCAAAAACCATTTGCTTATAGAGACGGTGATATAGTACACGGATCAGGAAGAGTGAAACACTCCAATAATTCAGACTATATAGATAGTAATGATGTTAAAAGTTATACATTTGCGGAGTGGCGATGAAAATTAAATTTATATGTGGAGATAAACATGTGGCAAAGTATTTTCCACCAGTGCCAGCAAGTAAAGCAAGACCAGACTGGTACAACAAATTACCTGGCTTCCTTGGACAGCCGTTACAGTCTCCCCCAACAATTAAAAAGTGTATGCCTGTATATGATCATATCACAGCCGGGTACATAGTTTACAATCCTGTTGAACAGGAAATTGCTTGTGGTAATAGAGATAATAGTGATGTGGTAGCATTTAGAAGACGTTTTCCTGATGCTTGGGATAACCAGGAACCACAAGAAGGACACATGCATGAGCAATGTCCTATACATGTTAATGAAGGTGAACGTCGAGATTACATAACATTTTCTGTACCATGGCGTATAGAAACACCACCAGGATATTCCTGTTTGATACAACAACCTTATTTTGAATTTGAAAAACGTTTTACATTGTTTCCTGGCATTGTGGATACAGATACTATTGATGTTCCTTGGGCAAACTGGCCAGGACATATGAATATTGCTCCAGGAGAATCAACTACCATACAGCCAGGAACACCATTAATGCAGGTCATACCATTCAAGCGTGATGCTTGGGAAATGGAAACAGTTGTAGACGAATCAGGTAAGGCAAGAGATACTAGCCTTAAGTTTTTTTTAACAAACGCATACGCAAGGATATTTCATCAAAAGAAATCTTACAAATAATGAAAATAGGTATAGGAGCTCTGGTCACAGCAATAATGGCCCTCGTAGCTTGGATAATAAAAAAGTTTAAAAAATGATAATCACAACAAGTCAACAACCAGTATTCGCAGAAGTTAAAGAAAATTTAGAATGTTTGATAGACGTTCTAGATACCCATAAGGAATCTGATTGGATACTAACACCAGAGGGTAGCCTAAGTGGATACTGTTTGAACCAGACCCATGAACAAAAGAACAAAGAATACAATGAGGCCTTGACTAAACTTGAAAAGTATTTGCTAGACAACAAAAGAAATTTACTTCTGGGTACAGGACATATAGAGCCGGACGGCTTACCCTACAATCAAATACGTGTGTATAGACAGGGGGTATGTGTTGGGGTTTACAATAAACAGCTTTTGACCAATGACGTAGATGCCATGGGTGAATATTATTTCTATGCCCCCGGCAATACGTGTGGATATTTTTATCTAGACTCTACAAATACATTCAAAGCGTCGGCATTGATTTGTAATGACGTATGGGCTTTTCCGCAAGTAAGTCCTAAGGGTAATCCTTACTTCTACAGAGAAATAAGTCAACACGGAGCCAGAGTAGTTTTTGTTTCTGTAAACTGTTGTACTGACAAGCATGACGAGCTTGTGTACAATTATCATGAATCACATCTTCGACTTTTGAGTAGACAGTTTAACGTACACACA